TACTGCCATTTGTTATATTTATTATAATATTTAGGCAGTTATTGCAGTTTTATGTACAATAACCGCCTATATATTAATATTACGTATTATTTAAGTTTTTTCTCTATAGACTTAAAGATTTCTACACCTTCATCAGTCTTAAAGAATGCTGCCATAGCTGAGTATGGATTTTCATCAAATGGGACAGTCATTAATTTTTTATTATTGCTTACCCAGTTAAATGATCTTTGATCTTGTGATAGACTTATAATATTTGCTTCTACTGCTTTAATTGCTAAATTTCTAAGTTGAACATTTTCATCATTAGCTAATTCAATAAATAAAGAAGGATTGTTTCTAGCAAACAAAATTAAATCTCTTTTAATTTCTTTAGATGTCATTTTTGCAACTCCGCTTCCAAATTCAACTCTAAGTATTGCTTCAGATTGGTCAACGTCCATTTCTTTCGCAGCATTTAAAGCTGTAATTTCTAATTCTAAGTCTTCTAATTCATCAATTGCTTCTTCAACTTTATCGTATTCTTTATACTTCTTGTTAAGCATTGGGTGAAATAAAGACAAAAGTCTTTGCAGATTTTGCTTTTCTTTTGGTACAAATAATGTTCCATCTTCAAACATTATATGCCCCATAGTGGCTTCTCCTTTTTGTTCATCAATAAACGGGGAGTTTTGGTTTGTTGCATATCTTAATTCTCTTTGAGCTTTTAAATCCTCATCGAACCATAATAACGCATATTTCCTAGTATGTCTAGAAGGTATTGTAAGTGTTAACGGTGTTTCACGCGTTGCTACATAATAAGTTCGGTCTTTTATTTCCCAAACAGCATTTTCTTTTTTAGCTTGTGCCATAATATAATATAATTAAATAATTTATAAATTGGTAATAATTACCCCTGCAATACACAGGGGTAAATTACCGTTGTTTAATACTAAACGCTTGTAAACAATACAAAGTTATTAGCTCCTTGTACAACTAAACATCTTTCAGATAAGAATTGTACTTGCATTGCATCAAGATCAGAAGTGTAAGCACCTCCAACAGATCCAGTGATCCATGTTTTCATACGTCTGTCGTCAGCTTGAGAAGCTCTATAACGAACGTGTAAGAATGGTCTACGGATATTTGTTCCTAATTGTTGATCGTAAACAGTAGAAGTTCCAGCAGGAACCAAGATACCATCAATACCAGAACCTAATTGACCAGCTCCGTTTGTTGCTCCACGAGTAGATGCATCATTTAGATATTTCCAGTCAGTTTTGTAGAAATCATAAGATCCTCTTCTGAATCCAGAGAAACCTAAGTTCAATGCCATTTGCTCAGAATTTTCGAACAATCCGTAAGCAACCCCACCAGCAGCACCAGAAGACAATGAAGCTAACATATCATCAAAATCCAAAGAAGTTTGACGATCTAAAAACAACATGTTTTCTTCGATAGCCCCTTGAGTATCCAAGTTTTTCAAGATTGAATCAAATTCAGCAAGTCCTGCAGCAGCAGAGAATCCAGCTAATACATTCCCTCTTTGTTGAACAGCAGCAAAAAGACCTTGAGTACCTTTTGGGTTAATAGCAGTATCAAATCCAGTTCCAGCAAGAGCCCCTGCGTTTGCAGCAGTTAAGAAAGCACCAGCAGCACCAGCAGAAGTTAAAGCTAATTCGCCCTCTACAACAGCCATTTCTAAATAATCTTCAAAACGTAATCTTGTTTCAGATTCAGCTTTCAAATACCATAAGAATCCAGAAGCGCCATCTTCAGTAGCTACTTCAACCCATCCAATTTGGGCAGTATCAGATCCATTGATTTGATATTTGTCTTTAATGATGATAGGAGAGTTACTGTACTGAGTGAAAGAAGGATTAATAGATCCAACTGATCCATTAGTACCTTTAGCAAATTCAGAACCATAAACGAAGATTTTTAATCCTGCCAAACCAACTCCAGCAGTAGCCAAGTTGTTAACATTGTAAGGATATACTTCTAAAACACCAGCAGCTAATGCACTACCAGGATCAGCAGAAGATGCTCCAACGAAACATTTTACGTCTTGTCCTGTTACAGGATCAATAACAACGATAGTCATGTTTTTAGTAATTACATTTTGAATCAAAGTTCCTGCACTTTGTGTTCCACCTACAGGAATTGTAAGAGTTACTTTAGTTGCAGAAGTTTGTACCGCAGCTACGTTATTGTAAGCGATATGTAATCTATTTTGCTCAGACCAAACTACTTGATCAGAAGACATAGGCATTTCAGCCCCTACCATGCGTAAGAATCCAGAAAGAGTTCTGTTTCCGTAACGCTCTACTTCAGCTTCGTAGATTTCAGGTAAATATTGCTGAGAAAAGTTTTTTCCACTACCATCTGTAAAGTTTAGGTAGTTAGATTGCAACGTCATTTGTTGTTGTGATGGAACTATTGAACCATACACTGGGTTTGCGTTAGACATAATTTTAATTTTTAATTGTTAAATCTTTTTGTTTGTACTTTTAATTTTGAAGTATCAACACCATTTATAGCTTTAACCTTTAATCCGTTTATAAATGCATTTGCATTTGCAACAGTTCTAGGCTCAGTGACAAGGTTATTTGATTTAGCAACAACTTCTCTAATTGCATCGGCCTTGCCTTGCTCGTAGAAATGTTTTGCAATAGTATCAACATTCTCTGCCGCGTAGATTGCTTTATGATAGCCTTTAACATCTTCAATCTCACCGTTTTTATTTAAGAACTTCTTAATTAGGTTTGAAATATCAGATTGTTTCTCTACAATTGCTTCTTGATTTGTAACGCCATACCTAAAATTTTTTTCTCCAACCTTAAAATCAAAACCTTTGAATTCGTTAGAAAATAAATCTTTAGTATCAGTTTTAAATTTGAAGTGTCTTGCTTCAGCTGATTCTTGATCCTTCTGGTAGCGATTGAAAAAATCCATTGCCTTTTGTTGATCTTGAGTTACTCCGGGTCTCAACTTGATTTCGTCGTAATATTTACTCTTAACGGTCTCCAAATAGGTTTTTGCTTTTGCAACCTCTTCCTTAAATGCGAGTCTTTTCTTTTTGACATCTCGCTCATCATCCAAATCCTCATCGTAATCAAAATTGTCTTCTATTAGGAATTCAATTTCTTCTTGATCTAAATGTGGTCTTGTACTTTTATAATATTCTTTTAATAAGACGTGGGTATCAACATTAGAATAATCTGTATTTAATCTTACATAATCTTCTACAGTTCCGCCTGTCTCTTCCATAAAAGATACTAGTTTCTCTATATTTTCAGGTAATGGTTTACCCGTATTCTCTTCCTTATACTCTTGTACCGCTTGTTCAATTTTAGCAACTTCTTGCTTTACTTCTTCATCGGTAATCTCTTGTATTAAAATTACTTCTTCTTCGTCACTTTGGCTGGTAATTTCTTTGTCGACGGGGTTTCCTTCGCCCACTTCTTGCAGTCCCATTTGGGATCCTTCATCGACCAACAGGCTTTCATCTGTGCTTTGCTTTTGAATGGCATTTTCTGAATCTTTAGTAATTAATACTTTTGTTGGTTCTTCTTGTTTTCTAGCATTTGTTAAATCAACCTTAATAGGTTCATTTGTTTTTGCTAACTTTTTAGGCGTTTGCTTATTTGTTTTAAGCTTAAACTCGCCCTCCTGTTTTACAGTTTCTGACATGATATAATATTATAAAATTAGTTAATAGTAATTTATTTTGGTTCAAACTGGGCTAAATCAAACCCGCTCATATTATCAAATCCAGCGGATTCAAAGTCTTTAGGCATTGTATTATTTTGTCTTTGATCAATTAATTCAGATTGTTGTGTACCTCTCAATTTCTCTCTAGCATCTTTTCTATCCTCGGATTGCGTAGCTTTACCTGCCATTGCTTGAGCTTGAATTTGCGCTAATTGCATTTTATATTGAAACTCTTCAGCCATTAAAGTTCTTTTTAACGATGCTTCCTGCTCCATCTTTTGGATCTCAAATTGGTTTTTCGCTTGCGCAATTTGTATTTCTGTTTGAGCCAATGCTTCCTGTTTTTGTACTTCAAACATTGCAGCAGCCTCCGCTGTTTGAGCATTAGCTTGAGCTTGCGCCTGTATATTAGCTTGCTGATTTGCCTGGTCTTGAGCCATCTTCTTTTTTCTCTTATATCTAAGAGATTGATTAGCTAGTTTTAAGTTTTTAATTTGTCTTAATTCTATAGCGTCTTCTAGGTCAATTCCGCCTGATTGTAATGCAATCTGGATATTTTGTTCTAATTGATTCTTTTCTTCGTCCTCCGGTTCTAATTCTAAAAATATACCAAAATCGTGTAATTCTAAATTTTGTAATTCCCTAAGAGTTTCTACATTAAATACAGATATACTTTGATTTAAAGCATTAGTTGTTAATGGATAGCTTAATACATCACCAACTCTTTTAGATATATTCTCACATATTCTTAGTGTTAAAAATAAACTACCATCTAATATATGTTTTGTTGCTGTGTTTGATGAAGCCGCTGCCATTTTTTGTAATCCAACTAATGAATCTCTATTAGGCATACTTCCATCTCTTGCCTCGTTTAATCCCGTAACATCCCTAATCATTTGTAAATAATATTGGTACGTTGAAATTAATGATTGTATTTTTGCGCCGCCAGCAGATGTTTGTAATTCTTGGATTGGTACCTTACCTGGGTTCATTCCGCCGTCTTGCGCCATAGATCTACCGACAATACTACCTGTTTGAAAGTACATATTTAAAGCCTCTGCGGCATTGTAATTTGTACCATTACCTAAATCAACTTCAGCAAGCCCATCTACATCTACAAATACTCCGTCAGGAACCATCTTAGCCAACACTTGTTGTAATTTAAGATGTGTTAATTGTATCATATCAGCAAATGTAGTAATTCTACTTACTAATGATTCAATTCTACCGCGATACATTCTAGGAGCAGTAATAACATAATTCATATCTACTCTTGTAGTATCAGCAATAGGCCTTGTCATGTTCTCAGCTAACTTCCATTCTAGCATTTTGTTATGCCCTAAAATTTTAGCCCCTGAATACAATACCTCAATACTTCTTGAAATTACATCAAAATTATCATTTGGCGGTGGATTAAAAAAGTCAGTTTTAACTAACGCTTTTTCTAACCCTTGCTCTGTTTGTTTTATTTTAAATACCTGGTTTGAATATGTTTTATATTCAAAATATAATACTTGAACCACCGGGCCATTTGTATTTTGCCCATTATAGGTTCTTGCATAGTTATTGTTACCTTGGTACTTCTCTATTTCTATCATATCCTCATATGATAAATCTGGAAATTGTGCTTTTAATTCTTCTACATTTACTGATTTAACTTCCCCTACATAATATAGGTCTGCAAAATTAGGATCTTCTGTATAAGAATATATTAAATTAGCAGGGTCTACATAGTCGATGCAAATACTATTTGAAGGATTCCAACTTGTTTTAGCTGCTGCAATGCCAATAACTGTTAAATCATAATTTAATCTTTTATTTATTAAATCATATTTGTTATTATCCAAGAAATTATTTATTAACTCTTCCTCAGCAATTTCTACTGCTTGCTTATAGTTTAACTGTAAATGTAAATCTAATTCTTCTTGATCTTCAGGTAATGATTCTGGATTTGGAGTATTGTATAAATTAATACCCAAAGTACTTTGCATATTATCTAAAAACTTTTTAGCCATCATATCTCTAAGAAGACCTTTAGTATACCTTGTTTTCTTTTGCACAGAATAAGGATCTTGCGCTGTTGCTTTTATTTCGTATGATTTGCTTGATATACCATTAACAACAATATCTACAAATTTAGATATTACAGGCACAGGTTTCCAATCTATATTCAAATAAGACAAATCTCCATTTACAGATAACTCATCTTTATATTTTTGCACTGGTTGTTCGCCACGAGCATATAGTCGTAGCATGTGAAAGTATTGCCAGTTGTTTCCCCATCTGTTTCCAGGTACTCCGCCCCCCATAAGGCCACCAACATTACCAGCTCCTCCATTACCATTAAACCATTCATTCTCTATAGCGTTACCTACAGCAGATCCATATTCTAAGCTTTGTTTTTCTTCGTCCGGTACTACCTGACTTGGGAATGAACTATTAGTATTTGTATAAACCATTTATTCTATTATTTTTGAACTATATCCGCTATTATTATATTTTTTAATACCTAACATTGCTTTAGGCTTTTCATAAGGTGTAGTCGGCACATACAAGTGTTTATTACATGCCATTATTGCCAAACCTGAACTAATGGATGCATCGTGCTTAGTTCTATTGTTAATATTAAATCTCGCCCAGTCTTCTAATGTTCTTTGGAAATATACAGTACCGTATGAGTTATTATTAAATCCAACGTTGTTTTCTATAAACGTTTCAATAGCTGAAGCATGCGCTTGTAATATGTCTTGT